TATCGCAATCATTGAGGCATTTGCCAAACTCCGTGAGCTATCCCGCACCATCGGGGAGATGTCCGCTAACCCGGATCGGTTCAAACAAAAAACGTTGATGCAGAAAAGCGGAGAAATCATGGCCGACCTGTTTGGAGAGGATATGCAAACGACCGATACGGAGACCGAGATAGAGTTGAATTTCGCCGTTTTGAAGTTGAAACATACTGTCAAACGCAAAAAATAGGATTGCAATATGTAGCTATCAATATGACAGGAAAGGACCGAAGACTACTCCTCGGTCCTTTTCATAATTGACAACGCTTGTTCGAGAAACACTCGTATAGGTATCTTGTGCTTATTGGTATACTCTCTCAGTTCTTCCCGCAATCGCAAAGGCACACGCAAGGTTATCGTAGTTGACGGTTGCTTGGTGTCTATGGGTTTGCGCCCGGCCCCTCGACGCGCTCCTCCGTGTCCATTCTTTTTCTCGCCCGATACTAACATGATTACTGTCTGGTTATTCGCTGCAACAACACGACAGACTCGCGTGCCGAACGAAGTGCCTCGATAAACTTATCTGCGACGCTCTCGCCATTCATATCGACAAGTCGCGGATGCTGCGCCTGTGCCATACGCAGCACTTCGTCGAGTGCGGCAATTTGATTATCATATGGCAGACCATCGCGCCGAACGGTTTCAGCCTCTCCGTGCATATATGCCTTCAAAGCCTTCTTCATGAGCGGCGGCAGGCGGTTGATATGCGCGACAGGTTCATAAAGCATCCGCACGATCTCAAGCACGACAACCGTCTCCCCAGCAACGGCTGCCATATAACGGTTTTTGCCTTCAGGCGCATCCATACGGGCGGCTACCTCTGCGCGGCGCGATTTGGGGACAGTATATACCCGCGCGATAAAGCCGACCTCTTTGTCAGTACACACGACGAAGTCGTCGGTGAAGCGCGATGCTTCGGACCGACGGCTTCGGTCGATGATGAAAGCTGGATAATCTTTGGCCATACATTAAATATCTGATTTGTCTAAAAGTAATTGATATTCCAACTCTTCCTCTGAAGGCAGCGAACCGATCTTTCGCATATTGTGTAATGTCCAAAATCGTTCTTCGTCTCGATCTACCGGCACTTTTCGTACAGCCTGAGGTTTTGAATAGATATCATTGAACAGCCGAACTATTTCGTTTTTAAAAGCCTCGATACCTTCGCGCAATCTGATTTTCTGAGCTTTTCTGACTTCTTGAGTACTCATAACGCGACAGATCGTCTGCCCGTCGGTCAAGTGAATGAACACTCGTCCGCTTTCTTGATTTTCATTAATAGCACGAATGTCTGATGCTTTCATATTTTTTTCGGTTATATTTTCAGTTTCGGTATTTTCTTTTTTGTCGTTTTCAATATCACATTCGGCTTTTGCGACTTCGGTCGACTCTACCTCAGCATCGAGTGCCTCCATACGGGCGGCGCAAGCCTCGGCCTGATCGTCGGTCAGCTTTTTGATCGCGAAAGCAACACACCATGCTTGCTTTACGGAAATCGCGCGATTGTCACAACTGGCTTTCTTGCAAATGTCAACCACGAAACCTTCTCCGATTTCGGTGATGATATTGAAAATGAAGTATGCGTCATCAGAATATTCGACGCTGTTATTGCTCAAATAATGGTAATTGGATACCTTTTCAAAGATGTCGCGCACATTCATTGCGCGGAGTTCGTTGATGGTGTCGATGTACTTTTTCATATCGTCCGCTTATAGCCCGTCGGCTTTGGTTTGAGGTTTAACTTCATTACAAAGGTAAGAATATATTTTGAATATGCAAAACTTTTTTCAAAAAAAAATTCTATGATAACACAAACATTATTTTTACGCATAATTAATTTGCACATAAAATACTGAATACAAATAAAATATCATTAATATGCAAACGGGTAGCACAATGTGCTACCCGTTGTCATTTTTGCTTCATAGCTATCGTCAAAACACCCCGCGTGAGAGGGTGTAACATCAATTTTCACAAACTATGGACAAAGACATTTTCATGTTCGGCGACGGGGGCAATTCGAGCGTTGCCTCTCTGATTCCGGCCCTGATGCAGAATCGGGGTATGGACCCGAATCTCGTAGCGGCGCTGATGAACGGCAACAACAACCGAAGCGCATGGGGCGGCGACGGCTGCTGGTGGATATGGATCATCTTGCTGTTTTTCTGCTGGGGCGGCAACGGATGGGGCGGCAATGGCATGAACTCGCTGCCTGCTCAACTCAACGGCGATGCGGGCCGTGAACTGCTGATGAACGCTATTCAGGGCAACGGCTCGGCAATCACTCAGCTTGCCTCGTCGCTCAACTGCTCCGTTCAGCAGATCCAGACCGCGATTTGCAGTCTTCAGGGCTCAATCGACAAAGTGGCCGGTCAGGTCGGAATGACGGGACAGCAAGTAATCAACGCCATTCAGGCAGGCAATAACCAGATTGCCGCACAAATGGCAGAATGCTGCTGCAACGTTCGCACGATGATCCAGCAGCAGGGATACGAGAGTCAGTTGGCTACCTGCAACCAGACCAACACGCTGGTCAACACGGCGAATCAGAATACCCTCGCTCTGCGCGATGCCGGAACGGCCAACACCAACGCGATCATCGGCAAGCTCGACCAGATGCAGACTCAGGCGCTTCAGGACAAGATCGATGCGTTGCGCGAAAAGAATTCGACGCTGCTCAACCAGCTCTCGCAGGAGCATCAGACGGCCGCTTTCGGTCAGATGATAGGTCAGGCAACGACTCCTATCGTGAATGCGGTAAACAGCCTGCAAAACGATGTCAACGGGATCAAGTGCAAGTTGCCGGAAACGGCTACCGTACCCTACAGTCCGATTGTCGGCGTGCCTACGTGTGTTGCCGCACAGTACGGAATCGGCTTCGGCGCGAACGGTTGGGGCAACGGCTTCTGGGGTTAATCAAGAAAGGAGGTTGCTATGGCAGTATATCCTTTCACGCTCGTTAACCGCCGCGGATCGGCCGCTATTGCGACCACTGCGGTTACTGTCAACACCGATAATGTAGTGTTCGCCTTTCAGAACCATGCGTTTGTCAACGCATGGTATCGGGGAACGGTATTCGTGGACATAGCCCAGAAGATTCCTACCGGGACCACCGGGACGCTGCCCATTCTGTTCTCGACCAATGGAGCGACACAGGCCGTCACCAAATTCGACGGAGCGCCCCTGACGGTCGCCGACATTCCGGGGACGGGCGTTTACGAGTTCTGGTTCGACCGGACTACGAACACGCTGCAAATCATGACAGGCATTGTTTAACCAATCAGCAGGGAAGCCCGTAAACGCTTCGGGCTTCCCTATTTAAAAATTAAAAACCATGTTTCTGAATTTGAGAAAGGGCAGTTCCGTGTACGTCTTAGACACTCGGGAGACGCCGAAATTCTATGTCGCAACAGTCAAGGAGATAGGCATACCCTATTATCCGCAGCCTACGCCGGGGCAACTCACGCCGTTTCAGCAGCAATATATCAATATCGTTCTGGATAATAACGAGTCGTGGGGCGTTAGGACCAATATGGACGTCGAGTCGAAAGACGGCCTTACTGTTTCCATGACACGCGAGGGGCTTATGCCGGCGATCACGGCGGCGCAGAAGGAGAGCACGGACATCATCAACTCGTTCGACCGACACAAGGCCAACCTGGCCGCATACGATCAAATACTCAAAGAGCTCGACCCGTCCTACGCCAAGACCCGAGAGCAGGATGAGGAGATCAAGAGGCTGAACAAGGAGCTGGCCGACCTGAAGGGACTGATAAAGTCCGTTCCGACGCTTAACGACATCAAGAGCCTTCTCAAACCGGAGACACCAAAAACCAAGTAATTATGGGATGGAATGCAATAGGGATCGCTCGCGGTTTCAACGGAGACGACGAGCAGATCGACGAGATGCTTGAAAAAGCATATCGCAAAGGTTACAAAAAGGCAATGGAGGAGATGCACGAAGGCTACGGCGAGCGCGGAGGCTATTCCGGAGGCGGACGCGGAGGCTATGGTATGCGTGAGCCGTGGAAAGAAGACGATGACGACGACTATGACTATGGCGAGCGTCGTGGAGTGCGTGGAACCGGTCCGTATTCTCGCTACAGACGTCGGTAGACTATGGACAGACTCGACGTTTACGAGCAGATACCACGGGGAATGCGTGAATACCTGTCTCACTACGGATGGCATTTCTCGCAAAAGCTCGCGGAATATGCGACGGACCCCAAGCGCATGAAAAACGCCGACGGGTCGTCGCACCGGTGGACGCACGAGGAGGTCAAGCAGGCCCTTGAGCGCAACGGACTGACAATCGAAAAGGCAAAAGGCTACGATTGCATGTACGTCGCCAACATGACCTACTCGGACTTCTATCCGAAGCCTCTATCTTCCGAGGCCCAGATCATGCAGTACGTCAAGGCGTACATAGACGATCCGGATGGCGAAGACGGCATAGCTCTTACGAGATACTATGCCGACTGTATCGCCAAAGGCGAGCCTCTGATCTGGGAAGACTTTCTGTAACCGAAGGGGAGGCGCTTCGTCATACGCGCCTCCCTATTTTATATTTTATTCCACTTAAAACAAAGCAATGGACAATATCGAACTGAGAAAATACGCGCTTGAAATCGCGCAGCGGACGACGAAAGACGGTGTAGAGCTTATGGCACGAGCCAACGAAATACTGGCGTTCCTCACGCAGGACGCGTCGGATGAGGCTAACAAAATACGGTTAATCGTTCTTGTTGACAATGGCAATGTATAAGTACGCACTCCGGATGCTCGCCGGAGCCAATCCGCGCGAGGTGATCGAAAGTATGCCCGAAAAGGATTACCGACGCCTGTCTGAGTTTATGAGCGAAGCGAACAGCACTCTGCCACGACGGCAGCGCCGCATGATGAACCAAGAGTTTGCTAAAAGTGAAAGGAAACGACGTTCACATAGAAAAGTATGACTGGCATTTACGTGTATTTTACGCGGTAACATGCTACCATGTGGGCGAAATAATGCTGTCGCTAAAGGACATAGATTGCCCCGAATCGATTCAAAACAGAGTGCAGGAAAATCTTATGCGCTGCGACATGGATACCGGGTTCACGTACTCGAACAAGAAGCTACGCAGCACTGTCATGGTGATCGGGCTTCACTCGTCGCACGCCGAATTCCTGAATTCTTTCGAGCATGAGCTCCGACACTTGGTCGATGACATCGCCGAAACGTTCGGTCTCGATATGGGAGGCGAGCAGGTCGCCTATCTGACCGGAGACCTGAACAGTCTCTTGTGGAAAGACATCCACGAATTCATATGCTGCTGTAACTGTAAAACTTAAGACATGGAACACGAAGAAAAAGAACGGGCCGACAGAATCGCCGACCTGCTCAAGGATTTAGAGATGGAACTGCCTCAGCCAGTATTTGAGTCGATCAGATGCAGGTTGCTCGATTTGCTACAGGCTTGAATGGAGTTAGTGAGAATTTATTGGCACCAGCGGCATTTCTAAACCCGTCGAATTCGACGGATTTATTTTATTTCAGAACATAATCACAATGCCCCCGAAGAGATTGTTTGATGGGATTCCCCAGCGGGTACAAATAAATTAACAACCCCTCTTTACGTGCAAATTTAATGGGAGCGATGAAATCCGAATCTCCTGCAATGAGTACTATTTTATCCACAGAACGTTTTGTCGCCATAGTAGCCATATCAAGACCGAATTTCATATCTACACTTTTTTGTTTGAAATCCGGCTTCATTTGTTTACTATAAATATCTTGTTTCCATCCTGTGAATGATAGCTCTCCTAAACGGAGAGCAAACCTATCCATCGAGCACAAGGTGTCGAGATATTTATTTTTCATTGCATAACCAGAACTTGCGGAATAATTAATAATCTTTCCAGTGGTATCTTTTATTTCTCCGCCAAACGGCCTGCAATCGTAGTAAAACACACGAAATAAAATATCTTCTGTTTCCCCATTGGTCTTATTACGGACAAGAGTCATAACATCCCCTACTGTTTTAACGACATCTGCGGGTTGAGGATTTCTCTTGTTAGCTTTTTTGAAACATTGCCAGAAAAAGCCTCCGTCGATTAAAATGTTTACTTTGGTCGTCATTTAAAGTTTGAGTTTTTAATTGAAAAAACAATTAAGCCACCCTTGCGAGTGGCTTAACGGCAGACCTATCTGCATCGGATTTTTTTGCCAGCCTACTGGCTTCGGATTATGGCACAAAAATAATGCACCATATTTCAAAATGCAAATCTTTTGCCGATTTTTTAATACATACATATTATTCCCCTTCCTTCTCCTTTACCTCCAGCACCGTTCCACACTTCGGGCAGGTGATCGCGTTTGCCAGCCGAGGGGTAAAAAGCTCCGGAACAGATACGCCAAGGGCGACAGCGATTGCCTGCAATTTGGAAAGCGAGGGATTGCCTTTCATTAAAGCCCATAGCGACTGATACGTTATCCCCAACTTTTTAGCTAAATCTTGTAAGGTCATTCCCTTCGATTCGCAAATCTCTTTTATCCTTAACATATGATTATATTTTGATGCAAACATAAGTACCTTATATGATATATGCAAGTACAAATAAAAACATATATAAATACATACGCAAAAATATCATAAAATAATATTACAAATATTTGCTCGTATCAAAATATAATATTATATTTGCATCAGAAAATAATAATAAAGATTGACATTTAAATATTACGACTATGGCAAACTATAGTAACCGAATCAGAAGAGATTTACTGAAGTATGGCAAAAAAACAATATGCTATATTGATGAATACGACAACGGTACATTTAAAGTAAAAACAGGCAAGCCTTCAGATGCCGTTTGTATCAGTTGGACATACGAAAGTCGAAAAAATGCAGTAGCTACGGCTATTGAATTTTTCAATAATTACACGCAGAGAGCAGCCTCTGTCAATTGGGTAATAGCTAATTTATAAAGCCGTTCGGGCGGCTCAAAACAGACCTTAGGCCCGAAGCGTGGCGGCAACCTGCCACCGGTGGTGAAACTTAAAAACAAAATATTATGAAATGGACAGACGTAAATGAAGCATTACCCGATATGAAGCAGAGGGTTCTTGTAGTCGAGCAGAAACATCAAGGCTTGCGCCCTTGCGTGTATATTACCAAGCGAATACCCCATGATGAGACCGACCCTAACTGTACACGATGGCATTGGGCTAATTGCGTAAACGATTCAGATGTCAAATTCTGGTGTTCGCTGCCAGCAATACCCAAATCAATGCTATAAGCGACGAGACAATAAGGGTGGCCCTTCAGGGCCACCTTGCTCAAAGAACAGAAAGAATGTATCAAACAAATTACACAATATTCGATAAATAGCACGACAATGAAATTACGCAAACCCACACCGAAAGTATCGAAAGCCCGTGCGATCGAGCTTGCAATGAACCTAAACGGCGTATCGAGAGAGATTGCCGAGAAATACACAGACAGCGAGCTGAAAGAGTGCTTGCGGCTGCTCAAACTCAAAGCAAACTTTTAACTACACACAGCGATGAAAAAGACAGACCTTTCAAATATCATGCGCACGGCGTGGCAGATGTTCAGAGCGACCGGTGAAGCCTTTGCCGAGTGCCTGCACAAGGCATGGCAGTTATTCAAGCTCAAAAAGAAAATGCGAACCGGTATCGCGCAGTTTTTCTATCTGAAGTCAAGCACGGGCGAACTGCGACAGGCATTCGGCACGCTTAAAGACGATCTGTGCCCCGAAACAAAGGGCTCTGACCGTAAGCCGAACAAACACCTCGTAACATATTACGATACGCTTGCCGAAGGCTGGCGGTCATTCAGAATATTCAACCTTGTAAAAATCGTGTAAATCTTAAAAAACTTTATTGCTTGACTTGATAAAAAACATTAATTTTATCGAAAGCTTAAAAAACAACGGCAAGACTTGCACAATGTGCAAACCGTTTCAACCTTTGCATTAAGTATACAGAGTCGCCAAGCAAAGATTTTGGCAAAACAGTATGGCAAAGGCAAGTAAGCTGACAATCAAACAAGAAAGATTCTGTAACAAGTACCTCGAATGCGGTAACGCATCCGAGGCATATCGTTATGCTTACGATTGCTCGAAAATGAGTGATAATTCTGTTTGGTGTAACGCATCGCAGCTTCTTGCGGACACAAAGGTTGCACAAAGGCTGGAATACCTCAAAAACCACCTTGCAGAAGCTGCCGGCATTACGGCTTTGCAAATCATTCGGGAGCACCAAAAAATCGCCTTCTCCGATGCAACCCGCATTCGTAATGGATGGATGTCGCTTAAAGAGTTCGAAAGCCTTACCGATGACGAAAAGGCATGTATTCGGTCCGTCGAAACAAAACAGACCAAGCGTACCACTCCGATGGGCGACGAGGTGATTGACGAACAGGTAAAAATTACGTGCTACGACAAGCAAAAGGCGCTGGACAGTATTGTGAGTATGCTTGGTTATAACGCACCGGAAAAAATAGCTAATACAGATAGCAAAGGCAATGATATTCCACAGCCTACTTTTAACGTAGAGCGCCTGTTCCAACTGATTCAGGAGGGGAAAAACAATGAATGATTATTCAGCAATCGGCGATCTTCTGCTGAAAGAAGGTAGTTTGACATTTACGGCTGTTATGTTCGAAGCCGTAAACAGACAGCCGTTCCGAATATCTCCTCACCATCGAATCATTTGTCGCAAGCTCGATCAGGTTCTCCGAGGCGAGCACCCAACCAACCGGGTAATGTTTAACATTCCCCCGCGCCATTCAAAGACAGAGTTAGCAGTCGTATCGTTTTCCGCGTTAGGATTTGCTATCAATCCTAATGCGGAATTCATGCACCTGTCGAGTAGCGACCAGCTTATCACTCGCAACGTTACCAACGTTCGCAGGCTTATGGCGGATCCAAATTATCGGGCTTTTTTCCCTCAGGTCAAACTATCGAATAATGCTAAAGGGAGCATTTCCACTTCCCGAGGCGGCATCATGTATGCAGCGCCATTCATGGGACAGATTACTGGTTTCGGATGTGGTAAACTGGGAGCAAAGAAATTCAGCGGAGCCATGCTCATTGATGACCCGATGAAAGCTCAGGATAGTTTTTCCAACACTATCAAGGAGCGGATTGGAGAATTATGGACATCTACGTTCAAAAACCGGCTAAACGACACACATACGCCGGTCATCGTCACTGCTCAAAGACTTGCCGAGGATGATTTCTGCGGCTATCTAATAAAAAGAGAAGGTACAATCGATGAAGGCGGCGAATGGGATGTAGTCAGATTTCCGGCAATAGTCGACGAAGGGACGAACACGGAGCGAGCTTTATGGGAAGACCGATTCCCTCTCGAAAAGCTACGGCGATACCGAGAATCCGATCCTTTCACGTTCGAGACACAATACATGCAGAATCCGAAGCCGTTGGAAGGCATGATGTATCGGGAGTTCAAGACCTACGATATCATTCCTTACGCGATCGAATCGACACGCAAAGCCTACGTTGACACGGCAGACACGGGCGATGACTATTTATGTGCAATTTGTTATGTAGAACAGCCCGAAGGCAACTACGTCACCGATGTGCTCTATACAAAAAAACCGATGGAGTATACCGAGCCTGCGACGGCCGAGATGTTGTCGAGACAACAGACCGAAGAAGCCTTTATCGAAAGTAACAACGGAGGACGGGGCTTTGCTCGCAACGTGGAAAAACAATGCCGATTGATGGGCAATACCAAAACCCGGATTTCATGGTTTGCCCAGACTGATAATAAACAGGTTAGAATATTCTCGAAATCGGCTGACGTGAACAATATGACCTTTTTCCCGTCGGGGTGGGATAAAAAATGGCCGGAATTTTATCGGGCGGTTATGGGATATATGAAGGAAGGTCGGAATGCTAACGACGATGCTCCGGACGCGCTAACGGGTTGCTTTGAGAAAAGGGAGCCACAAATGCAGCTTGAGGATTTCGAAAACCTAAACATATGGTAATATGGGATTTATAGATCAGCTTTTCACGTACTTTCAAAACAAAACGCTGAATGCTTTCGGCATTGAGCGATCCCTTCTTGAGCTTATCACGGCGCGAGACATCGATCAGGCTATGTCGCTCATGGAAAATCACGATGCGGAAGCTATGAAAGCGATCCGTGAATATAATCCCGAGTTTCACGCCGTAATGAAACGCCTTGATAAAGTACGTAAAGGGCAGGAAAGTTACCGCACTGAAAAGCTCCCCAGAACTCGTCAACGCTATATCAACGAGGTCGAGCTATTTTTCCTGTTGGGTAATCCGATTAAATGGAGAATGTCTGACGAATCGAGCGATCCCGAAGCATTCGCAGCTTTTATGCAGTTCCTAAGAGACCATCGTTTTAATAGCCATATGCGCCAAGCCAAACGGCTGGCCGGAGCCGAGACTCAATCAGCCAAACTATATCATATTTACCGCAATGAAGAAGGTCTTCCTGCTGTAAAAATTGTCGTTCTTTCGAAATCGAAAGGTTATACACTTCGCCCGATGTTCGACCAGTACGGAAGTCTATTGGCCTTCGGCTATGGGTATTATCTGAAAGAAGGCTCGAACACTGTAGAACATTTCGACATCCATACGCCGACATTCGTTTATCGTGCGCGAAAGGCAAAGATCGGTTGGGATGTTACGCCTGTTGTCAATCCATCGGGCAAGATAAACATCATCTACTACCCTCAGGAAACGGCATGGTCCGGACTTCAGCCTCGTATAGATAGAGAAGAAAATATCGATTCAAAAACGGCCGACGTAAATAATTACTTCGCCGATCCTATAGCAGCCGCTACTGCCGATGTTATAAAAAGCCTACCCAAACAAGGAGATCCGGGCAAGGTTGTCCAACTGTCCGATGATAAGTCGAAGTTCGAATATATCGAACCTCCCGTGTCTTCCGAAACTCGGCAACAAGAAAAAGACGACCTGAAAGAGTCTATTCTGTTCGACACTTTCACCCCTGAATTCTCTCCGGAGAAAATGGTAGGTCTGGGGACCCTGAGTGGAGATGCGATAAAGCGCGCTATGGTGCTCGGCTACATCAAACGAGATAACCGTAAAGAAATCTATGACGAGCTTGTAGATAGAGAGAAGAACCTGATTCTTGCGATCATGATGAATGTCACTCACATTCATATGAGAGATCAACTGGCAAGCCTCAAAATCGAACATGAATTCGCCGAACCGTTTGAGGAAGACGTGCAGAACAAATGGTCCGCAATAGGCAAAGCATATCAGGATGGCGTCATTTCACTGGAAAAGGCGGTCGAGATGCTCGGTCTTGCGGATAAGCCGGATGAGGAAGTTGAAAAAATCAGAGGTTTTAATGACTTAAAACAATGAAAGGGTTTGCATAATGTGCAGAGTGTTTCCAATTTTGGTCCATGAAAGTACCAACTCACACAGCAAAGGTTGCTTTTCCTTTTTTAGGATTCAAAGCACGGCCAATATTGCGTGAAGTACGATGCGAAAAATGCGGGCGGAAACTCGCGGAAATGCAAGGAATAGCTCAAATAAAATGCCCTAAATGCGGACATTTATCGATGTATAGGGCTTAACATACGACAGAAGAGTGCCACAGAGCGCCAATATCCCTTCTCGGGGAATTGGCGCTTTTTTCATTTAAAAACACAAAATATGAAAGAAAAAATTCTAACAGCGCTGAAAACCAAATACTCCAATCTGGGGTTCAGCTCAAAGGTTCTGGACGGGATCGCCTCGAGTATCGAAAAATCCGTCACCGATGAATCGCAGATCGAAACCGCTGTCGGCGGGATCGAGTCTATTCTGAAAGTTTTTCAATCCGACTTTGACAGGGCACGCACCGAATATGGCACTCTGAAGGGTCAGTACGATGAGCTGAAGAAAAAAGCCGAGGCATCATCTGCCAACGAGGGCGGGCAGAATGAGAAAAACGAACTCGACAAAGAACCGGAATGGTTCACACGCTACAAGCAAGAACAGGAGGAGCGCTACGCAACCATCAAGAGCGAAAGCGAAGCTCTGAAAGCCGAAAAGGTTCGGGCCGAGCGTGAAGATTTATTCCGGTCTGCGGCAAAAGCGGCGAATGTCAGCGACAAGATGCTGAACGATCTTTTGGGGCTTGCAACTGCGATGAACAAGGAAGCACCCGATGCCTCGGAAATCAAAGACAGATTCTCGTCAATCCAGTCAAGATTCATCGCCGCCGGACTCGAGGGGAAAGAATCGGCATTTCCTCTCTCCACGTCGGAATCTCAGAGTAAAGAAGAGGCTAAGGCGTGGGCCGCAAATCTGCCGGACAAAAACTAAACACACAAAAAAACATGGCTATCGAATTCAAAAGGACCAAGTACAAGGGCGGGTTCCCTGTATTCTGGCGTGGCAACCGTGAAGCACTCCCCTGTGATTTCACACTCAAAGGCACATACCCGGAGGGGACACTCCTCAAAGAGGGTACTCCCATCAAGCTCGACTTCGCTAACATGGAGTGTAAAATCTGCAAAAGCGCACTCGTCGTTACGGGAGGGACCACATCCGCTCCTCGTGTCGTCAAAGGCTCCATGTTTCAGGTAGGCGACACCGTTAAAATCGGCGAATCCAACTCGACGATCAAAAGTATCGACACTACGAACGCTGATTACGATGTGCTGACGTTCGCAGCGGCCGTTACCGGAGCAACGCAAGGCGCAACGCTTCTGTCAGACGACGATCTGCCGGATGCGGTCATCGAGACGACGAAAGAATACACGACGAAACACGGATTTCCAGTCGTGTCGGCCGCCTACGGTGCACGCATTCTCAAAGATGTAGCCTATCCCGTACCGGAGGCATGGCTGGAGGGATATTCACTCAAAAACAACCACGAAATCAAGTATATCAGGCAGTAAAAGCGAAAAACAATGAACGAAGCTACCTATTCTTCTATTTTCAACGAGCTCACCAAAGAGGTGCAGATTCGCATAGACACAGCTTCTGAGCTGCGTAAGCGCCTGTTCGATCAGACCGTTTACGACCAGTACCTCGATTGGGACACTCCTACAATCGGTTTCAATTTCGAGGAACTGATAGGTTCCTACAATCTGAGTGTCGCCGCCGCAACACTGGATTCTCACGGCAAGGAGCCCGTTATGGGGACCGAAGGACTGGAGACCCTGAGAGAGAAGGTCCTGACGCACCAAATGTCCTACCCCATGCCCATCGAGGAATACAGAAAGGTACTCCAGATTCTGGATTCCCGCATGGTTTCGGACCAAGTTAAAAAGCGTCAACTCATCGACCTGATGTGGGGTAACGTGACAAAGGTCGTCAATTCCGTACAGGCGAAGCTCGACATCATTTTTCTCGGAGCCCTCTCCAACAAGGGTATTTTCACTTTCGACAAAAACAATAACCCCGAGGGTGGCGTGCGCGGGAGCATCGACTACAAAATGCCCGACGAGAATATCGCAACTGCGACGACGGAATGGAAAGACTCGAACAAAGACTCTGTCGACACGCTGGAAGATATTCAGGCCGTTCTCGACGCTGCTCAGGATAAAGTCGTATTCGACAAAATCCTGTTGTCACAAAGCCGGCTCTCTTTCATCCTGAGAAACAAGAAAATGAAGTCGGCCGTATTCGGGTCCGACAAGTCGTCCACGCCGTTGTTGCTCGCCAATCTGAACGAGTTCATGCGTTCGAACGGATTCCCGACATTCGAGGTTATCCGTCGCATGACTCGTATTCAGGATAACGGAAAGCTCGCGGAATACAAGCCGTGGAATGACAAGAATCTCGTTTTCGTGCCGGCAGGAAAACTGGGGGTTATCAAAAACGCCTATGCCGACAACGAACTGCGTGAGGAACCGGGAGTGACCTACTCAAATTACGGACGCATCCGCATTTCTCAGTGGGGCGTAGGTGAAACGCAGGGCTCGAACGGCGTAGAATTCACGAAAGCGCAATCTATTTCGCTTCCGGTGATCACGGAGATCAACGGAATTTACTCTCTGACCGTAGAATCGTGACGGTAAGTGACTACATAAGGCAGAAGTTTCAGCCTTTCGGAACTATTTCGGAGGCTGATCTTCTCGACATTCTTTCCGATGCCGGTATGGAGGCGAACGATGAACTGACGTCTGAAAACAGAAACGAAGTTTCTATCGCTATGACTCGTTTCATCCCGTCACTCTTTCTCCGCCCCCAATCGGTATCGGAAAACGGTTTCTCCGTCTCGTGGGATTTCGATGCACTGAAAGATTATTACCTGTTCATGTGCAAAAAGAATGGAATCGAGCCGGATGCCGGAGCTGCGGGGATAAGCACGATAACCGATATGTCTGACCTTTGGTAATGTATTACTCACCGCACATCCTGCAAATCAGAATAGACCCGGTTATACAGTATGACGAATCGGGCAATCCTTCCGTATCTGGCACGCCGGAATGGAAGACTATAGCGAGGTGCAGGTGCGATGACAAGACTACTAAAGAATTCATTTCGGAGAATGGCCACGTCTATCGCCCTAACTACCATGTGGTATACGAAGGCGAAAGAATCGAAGCCGGTGTTTACGCACGATGCCTCAATGACGACGGGTCAATCAGAGGCGAAGGACAGGTATATCAACCTTCCTCATGCAACTACTTGGGTTACTCGGAAGTATGGATGTGACCTATGACTTTTCGGATATCGACGGTATCATCAATGAATTTATCAACGAGATAATATCTCGGATGGTAGAATTCGGAGAGGAAGCTACGGCGACAGCCGTAAGTCGAGGCCGATACCAAAACATCACGGGTAATCTGAGAAGTTCCATCGGCTACATAGTCTCCTATAATGGTCGGGTGGTCCGTGAAGGCGGATTCAAGCAGGTGACCGGACGCGGAGAAAACATGCAGAAGGTGGACTTTACGACCAAACGAGGAAAGTCAGTTGTTTTCTGGGCAAAGGGCCGCTCAGGTGACGGTTCGGAAGGTAGCCAGACGGGAATGGACTTCGCGCGGGCCATAGCCGCCGAATACCCGAAAGGAATCACATTGGTCGTAGTTGCAGGAATGGACTATGCGAGCTTTGTCAACGCAAAAGGATTCGATGTGCTGGATAGTGCAGAAATACAGGTAAGGCAAATGATTGCAGCATGATAACGACGGGAGACATAAAAAGCATTTTGTCAGAAGACCTGAAGAAATACGGGTTCAAGACATATCTGCAAGACACATTCCCCGACGGCGAGATAACTGACGAAAGAATAATTATTCGCTGCGGAGAATTGTCGCCCGGAACTTATTGGGAAAGCTCATATGCTCATTTGAACATCTGCGTGCCCGATCTGTACGGTATGGCCAATACAAGGCGCTTGACCGAGATCGAGCGAATGTTCAAACGCATGAAGAAAACCTTTCGCTTTGACGGTTCCGTCTGCCGATACATGGAGGACGGGACGAGCCAAGAAAAGGATGAAGCCCTTAAGTGTCACTTTGTAAACGTAAGATTATTATTTGAAATGTTAAACGTAAACTATTAAAACTATGGCAACAACATTTTCTGCTGTCGACATTAAGCAGCTTTGGTATGCTGAGACTACGGCTGTTACCGCCGATCTGACCGGCGCCATTCTTGCGACCATCCTCAAAACAGCAAAGGAGGTCAAAAACGTTCATCAGGACACATGGTCAATCGAAGAAGCTGAGCCGTCCGTAACATCGTACAAAAATCAGATTACAGGCAGCAACTATCGTCAGACAAAAGAGATGGGCGATTTAGTCATGTCGTTCACGATCGGACAATATGACTATGCTACGAAAAAGGACCTGATGGGCGGTACGCTCATCGATACCGACAAAGGATGGAAGCGCGAAAGAGGTGTCGTAGACATCTACAAGTGCATGATCGCCCTGACCGAAGACAATCAGTACGTCGTATTCCCTAAAGCGACCTCTATCACCCGTGAGGCCAACACAGATGGAGCAATCGGCTTGGCCGTATCGGCAACGGCGTTGGAACCGGATAATTCTGACGTATCCTCGGAATATTGGTTCGATTCTTCGGTGGTTGTTGCAGCGTCATCACTCAGCAATCTGAGCAGCAAGTAATCATTCATTATGAACCAGAAAAAGGGTAAAGGAGTCAGGGATTCCCTTACCCTTTTATTTCATTAACGACCATGAAAAACGAAGCAGCAAAAATAGTTTCCGAATCTCTTATCGGAGCAAGTTATGTGACCATCACAATGGGCTCGAAAGCGTACACCTTTTATCCGCCGACTATCAAAAGATTGTGCCAAGCGATTCGGCACTTCGCGGCAATAGACATTCAGGGAGAAAGCATATTGGACGCTCTCGGGGAAATGCCGGACGCAACAGAACACATACTAAAAGGTCTTTCCTGTCTTTTGTGCGGGAACGAGAGTCTGGCAGAGGAATTATCGGAAGGTTCTTTCGTCGAGATGAAAATAGCTTTAAAGGAGGCGATCTGTCTGGTCGGAACCGACCCTTTCGAGTGTGCCGCTTTGGCGAGGAGCGTCGCCGAAGTGGCAGCAAAGATGAGGTAATCGGAAACGAAACGATGATGGGACAGATCGCTTCGTTTATGGAAAACCTTCGCTTGTCCTATACGGAAGTATTCGAGATTATCCCCTACCGAAACCTTCTAATCATGCAGAAAGATAAGCTCCATATAGTATACGGCGACAAAGTAAAAAGAATAAGCGGGAAGGAAATGGCCGCTCGCCGAAGCAAGAAAAACTCTAATTAAGATGGCTAAACTTAAATTTGAAACGACGGCTAATTTAAAGCCTATCGACGACCTTCTTATTCGTATCAAGGAGTTGGAGCAGCATATCGCCTCGCTCAAAAAAGAGATGCGCTCGATCAATGCCGCAGACCCTAAAATAGACCCCTTGCTCAAAGACCTGAAGGCGTCGAAAGAGGAAATAAACAACCTGGTAGCGGAAATCAATCGGATCAAGCAGGCTCAGTTGGACAGACAACGCGAGCAGGAACAGGCTGCGACTCGGGAGAAAGAATCCATCGCCTCGCTGCTGCGGGCCTATGAAGAATTGCGTCAAAAGGTAGCCGATACCGCGAATAAAAGCACCTCGCCAAGTTCCGGAGCGAATAATGCCCCGTCGATCAAAGAGGAAACGCAGGCTTACGATGAGCTTCTCAGTAAAATAAGAACCCTATTGGGCAGCCGGGAGGAAACCATTGCCTCAATGCTCAGAGAAGAGAATGCGATTCGTCTGATTAAGAAAGAGCTAAAAGGCTTGCAAAAGCTCGAATCCGACGGCATAAATCTTACGGAAGCCCAAAGACAGCGGAGAATCCAACTGACAAGCTCTCTCGAAGAACACAAGCAATCGGTTTCACAGCTCAAGCAAATACTCGCGAACGAAATAAAATCCGAGCAGGCCGTTCGTGGCTCGATGAATGAGATGTCGCAGTCTTTGGGAACAATGCGCATGTTTTACAGGACCCTGAACGAGGAAGAGCGCAATTCTCAATTCGGCCAAGAGCTTTTGAAACGCATCCAACTGGTCGATACGAAAATAAAAGAGCTGGACGCATCGATCGGCAATCATCAGCGCAATGTAGGCAATTATGCCTCGAACTGGGACAGCCTCGGGTTTTCAATCCAACAAGTAGCACGGGAGCTTCCCTCTATTTCTTATGGCCTGAATATTTTTTTCGGAGCCATATCCAATAACCTGCCTATTTTGGCTGACGACATCCGGCGGGCGATAGCCAAATATAAAGCCGCTGTAGCTGAAGGGAAAGAGGCTACCCCTGTATGGAAACAGATCGTAAAATCCATCTTCTCATGGCAAACGGCATTGGTAGGCGGAATTACCCTGCTCACTCTTTACGGGAATGAAATCGCCGACTGGGTCGAGGAATTATTTAAAGGCAAAAAACAAATCGATGCAGCAGCGATTGCACAAGAACATTTTCACAATGCAATAAGCAAGGGGACTACTGATGCTCAACGGGAAATAACAAAACTGGATTTGCTGTATAAGGCAGCTACCGACACTTCCAAAGCATACGATGAACGTCGGATTGCCATTGAAAAGCTGCAAAAAGAATACCCAGCGTATTTCGGCAATATGGACGCGGAACTGATTGCGGCCGGTATGCTTAAAAATAAATACGATGAATTGCGGGCCTCTATTATCGAAGTTTCCAAAGCAAAAGCAGCACAGGATATTTTGTCGGAAAATCAGAGCACTATTTTGAAAATTCAGGGTACTGATGAATATAAAGACATACTATCCTATGCTCAAGAAATAAGGAGCACGCCGGCCAAAATCAACGAGCTAAAAAGTAAAGGGATCGGGGAAGATTCCCCCCTAATAAAGGGGCTTAGGCTTCGTATTCGCTGGCTATGGAATAGTATCGAGAAGTCAAGCAAAGAAATCTGGGAAAAGTTGGAGTTGCCCGAAGACGCATTTACTACGGACATCAGGCAATATATCGAGGCTCTAAACAAGGCAAACGAGGAATTGGCCAAGACTGCCGAGACCTTATACACACGCGAATCGCCTGATGATAAAAATAATTATGCCTCTAAATTGCAAGAGGGCCAAAACAAAGTAATTGCGACCCGGGAATCCCTTGCGGAAATCCTGAAAGCGAATGAGGCCGCACTCCAAAATTCGCTTCTCGATATTATGGCCGAAGGGCAGGAAAAGGAGCTCGCACAACTGGATAACGCGACCCGGGAAAAACTCCACAAGATCGAAGAAGCTCGCCAAAAGACCATCGCTGCTTATGCCACCAAAGGACAAGAGCCTAATCCCGACAAATTGGCCAAGCTGGATGAGACGAAAGCGAACGAGGAAAAAGCTGCGGAATTAGCAAGGGTTGCCATTGTCGCAAAATATGCCCGGCAGGAAGAAGAACTTTGGCACAACGTGGCCGATGTTTTTTTGTCGGAAGAAGCCCGCAAGCGGCAAGGAGTTCAAAAGACGTTCGACGAATACCGCAGGCAGGCGGAATCGCTGCTTAAGGGTGGATCTATTGGAGAAAGCGAGTATAATGCCCTCATGGGCGAAATAGGAAGGGCCGAGACCAAATCCATGCTTCAGGATGTATTGCGAGAGTATGAGACTTTCGAACAGCAAAAAGCCCGCATTGCCGAAGAATACAACGATAAGATCGCCCAACTGGAAGAACAGAATGCAAACGGCCAGTACAACGAGAATATCGAAGAGATCAAAAGACAAAGGGATTTGGAGATCGCGCAGCTTCAGATTTCCGAGTCCGATTTCTTTCAGGTGATCTCCGGCAATCTGGAAGAGTACGGGCTGGCCACAATCCGCGATGCCATTGCCCAAGCGAAGGAATATCTCGACAATTTCATAGCCGATGCGAAAAGCAAGAACGGAGGAAAACTGACGAACGAACAGCTTCAGTTTGTCACACAAATGCGGCAAAACATAGATCAGGCGACTCAAGCGGTTTATAATCGCTTGTCGGAGGGGTTGGCTAAGGCCGCAAGCGGAATGAAGAAAGTGGCCGACTCGGCTAAGGAACTCGACGAATCGCTCGGAAACGTACTCGATACCGTGAGCAACATGATTCAGGGCTTCTCGGATATAGAATCGGGTATTTCCGGCTTGAAAGAGGCATCCGCGAATTTCAAGCAGATGAAACAAGATGCCAAAGATCAGGGAAAGTCTTTAGGGTTCGGCGATATACTCGGAACCGTAGGATCATATGCGGGAGCAATCGGGTCAATCGTTAGCGGTGTGACTGGTATATTCAGTTCAATAGGGAACCTATTTGACGACCAAGCCAAATATGCGGCGATAAATGCGGAGTACGCAAGGAGGCAGGAGGCATACTGGGAATCCATAAACTTTCAAGTAGAAAGATACACCAAGTTACTTGAAGAAGCAGCCGGCGAAGATTATTTTACGACGGCAGCGGAGCAAATGGGTATTCTAAATGAATCACTTGCTAAAGCGAGAAAAGATATACTTAATAATGTTCCTAAAGGTAAACTTGATTCGAGATCAGGAGGATTATGGTTATTTTTCAGAGGTTTACTTGACAAGTCACGACCTTTTTCTATCGATTTTGACAAAGACGCAAAGGATATAATTAACTTTATCCAGCAAAACGGAGGTTATTCTCGTGACGAAGGGTTATCCATAGAAGCTGCTTATGCGCTCAAAGAAAGCGCAGATATATGGTCGAAAATGCCGGACTGGATGCAAGAGTCCGTTGAAAAAATGATTGAAATCAACGAACAGACCGAAGAGCTTAAAGAAACTTTGAACGAAAGCCTGTTTCAAACAACATCGAAAGATTTGGAGGATGCCATTATTGAAGGGTTAAAGAATGGCAAAAAAGGAGTCGATGAGTTTGGAAGCGAATTTGAAGAAGTTATGCGGAATGCTCTTTTGCAATCATTTGCTATCAACGAATTGAGGCCCATGATTAAGAAGTTTTATGAGAAATATACTCAATTAGCCGATAGCGATGAAAACGGGAAGCTCGATTTAACCAAAGACGAAATAGATACTTTACGAAAAGAATGGAACGATATTATAACTGGAGCAACAGAAGGGTGGGAAAACTTCAAACAGATTGTCGGATATACCGAATCGTCTGACGCTTCGACCCAATCCGCTACTTCCCGGGGGTTCCAAACGATGTCCCAAGATACTGGGAATGAGCTTAACGGTCGATTTTCGGACTTGCAGATGAAAGGACAGCAGATTATTGATATCAATACAGGTATCCGCGATATCGCATCCGAATTACGGCAGATTCAGGTGGAATCCCTCTTAGAACTCCGAGGAATAAATGAAAATACCGGAAATACGGTAAAAATACTGAAAATGCATACTTCTATGCTCTCAAAAATTAGTGACAACACAAGTAGGATTTGATTATGACTGAAATGCTTATCAACAAGCAGGACGCATCGACTTTCGGCGTCCGCATGGGGGATGGTTTCTTAGATGCTATATGTTCCCCCCTCCCTTTAAAAGAATTCGTTGAAAATTCCAGCCGCCTTGAGGACGGGAAAAGGGTACTGTACAACTCACCCAAGATCGACGAGCGGGACGTTACCCTCACGTTCAACATTCACGGCGATACTGAGGAAGAATTTACCGCTAACAAGGCGACATTCGAGCAAATATTGTACTCAGGAAAAGTAGAGATTCATCTGCCGGTTACTGGGAAA